TCCGTGTTTGGAGCGAGGCCGGATGGGTTGTAAGCCGCGCCCGCGCCGCGAAGATAAATCGTGCCTTCAGTGCTTTCGGATGTTCCCGCTGAGTTGCCCGCAATGAGACTCGCCGCGATCTTGAAGCATCCAGGCGGGAAGGTGACGATGCCGCCTTTTACTTTCACGGCATCGCGCGCTTGCGTCCATGGAGAAGGCGAGCCCGCCGTGATGGCCGTGGTACAGGTGTTGTCGGCGCCGTAATCAGTGATCTTTGCCTCGCTCAACGGCGCGGAGCCGGAGCCGCCCGAGGGGCAGCCGGTGCACGTGCCGGTCATTTCGATGTCGTGAACGTAGAGCTTGTTCCACTCCAGCAGACTGGTGCCGAGATCAACCGAGTTGGTCACGTACGGCGAGGCGTTGCTGGTGAATCCGCCAGTTCCGAGGTCGAGCCGGTTGCCCCAGATGCGATCCCACCGCCGCGATGTCGAACCGAGATGATACGTGGTGTTCGTAGCAGGGATGATCGACATATAGGAGTCGATCTCAGTAATTGGCGAGCCTGATAGGTTTACCCTATTGAAGCGGAAGACCGGAGATGCCGACGCATCCAGCAGTTCGAGGTAGCTCGCCGCTGCCGGGGTGTTGCTTGCGCGGAACTTGAATCCGCCGCTGTAACCGGCGTCGTCGTAAAGCTCCAACGTCTGTGCCCGGATGAATGAGCCGGTCTGGTATTGCGGGCTGGTGCCGGTGGGCACGAGGAAATCGGCGCTGTCGCCGTACAGCGTACCCCATCGGCCCGCCGCGCCACTGATGCCCAGAGTGGGCCTGCCGACGCCATAGAAGGAAACCTTGTCCATGGCGAAGCGCGTGTCGTAGCTGCCAGCCACCGTAAGGCCGAAATTGATTGACGTGTCCAGCGGAGAGCCCGCATCCACCGAGAAAGTGAGCGAGCCCGCGTTCACGTAACTGCCGCTCGAACGGGCGAGGCCGATGAACTGGAACAGCGCATCTCCCGAGCTCACGTTGGTCGGGCTGGCTTCCGTTCCGCGCGCCTTGTACCCGCTGATCACGAAGCTGTTGCTCCCGAAGCGATGGTTCTCGGTGGCTACAATCGTGCCGTTTTCGCTCGGCATGCGAAGGATTCTGTTGGCAGTCTGCGAAGCCTGCGCGCGCACGTCGGTGCGATAGGTGCCGGTCAAGTCATAGAAGCGCACGCTGCCCGTGTCGCTGTCCGCCGCGCGGGGCATGATGCGAATGGCCGAGGTGCCCATCTCGGATTGGGCAAAGGCAGAAAATGAGAGAATCAGGGTGATGAACAGCATACGGAAGCCGTTGGTCATTGAGCTTTCAGATTTCCATGCAGAATGGGGACTGGATGGATGGAGCGGGGGCAGTTTTGAGATAGCGACATCCACGCACGAGTTCTACCGAGAGATGGCCGAGCGCTTTCTTACTAGGGAGCCTGTAGTGGTCGTAATTCCGGAAGTCCCCGAAGGTGAAAGCAACTTCATGGCGTTCATTGATGCCCTTGCGCTGGAGTATCGGAGATACTTTAATAAGCCCTGGATCATCGGGAAGCTCACTCTTTTATCTCCTTGCCTCCCGGAAGCTTCCGCCACTTTGATCCCGTCGAGTAAAACGTAATCGTCGTGCGGGCGTTCGGCTTCAGGCTGATATCGAGCGGGCTTTCCACGTCCTCAAAATCTGAGGATGGCGTCAGCGTCCAGCCGCCCGTGGCGTCCTCTGTCACGTCCGCAATTAGCAGGGCGCCCGCCGCCGCCACCGTGCGGCTTAGCGTTGCGTCGGCCGTGAGGGTGAGCGCGTAATAGTCCACAGAAACGCCTGTCCCGCCGCCTGCCCCTACCGCGCCGCCGCCCGATACCGACGATGCGCCGCCGATGAAACTGCGGAACATGTCGAGATACGTGCCGAGCCGCGATGTGCTGGCAGCCGTCACCCGGTACCGCATCACGCCCGCGGTAGCCGAGCCGGTAACGTCGTTTATCAAGAACGTGTCGTTCACGCCGAATAGCGTCAGGTTAATGCTTTGCTGCTGGCCTGGGAGGATGCCGTCCGTGTACGAGTCGTAGGCGATCTCTACGGGCACCTCTTTGCGCGCCGCAAGTGCCGCCGCCGCTGCCGCATCGCCTGCGTCGGAATCGGCAATCGAGGTATCCTGCAACACCGCCTCGTAAATGCCAGTGCTGCTGGCCTCGGCGCTCGCCCGTGCGCTGATCTCTCCCGCATCGGTGGCCGTGCGAACGTCGTAGCCCACGGGGCGGTAGGTCACATCAAAGGTGCTGGCCGGTGCCGTGGTGGTAGTGTCGGCAATGATCCAGTAGCCGTTCGGCGTGTAGTACCAAGCCTTTCCGCTGTCCACGCCATAGATGCCGATGTCATCAGGACCGAAGGTATCGACGGCCAGCAGTTCCTTGATGACCTTGAAATCATTGATACCGCCAGAGAGCCGGAAGAACTTCTTGCTGCCGTCGCCGGGCAGCGTTTCAGTGACCGGCCCGAATGCATCAGGAGAGATGCGGAGATACACCGTGTTGGCGTAATCTTCGCGCGTGCGATGCACTTCTACGGTGCCGTCGATTACCTCTTCGGCCGTCGCGCTGTCGGTGATATTGAACGGCGCCGTGAGCTCTCCAGGCGGGACGAAATCCAGTTGAGCCGCACCATTCACCCGCCAGATGTATCCGCTGATGTTGGCGCACGTGTCGATGCGATCCGAAGGCCGCGCCCACTCAAAGGATGCGGACTCGACTACGGCGCCGTCGCGGATCGTGCCGGCGCTGATGCCTTCCGCAGCGCCCCAGTAGCCCACCACGTCCTTGACGATGGCTCCGGCCATCCACACCAGCCAGATATTGCCGGATCCGGCAGACGCCATGTTTACGGCGCTGCCGCCTACGCTGGTGGATAGCTGCAACGTTGTCGAAGTGCGGTTGATGACGTAATAGGTGGTGCTGCTGGATACGCCACCCGGCAGGCTCCCGTCCGTGCGCACGCGCACTGCGTAGCCATTCGAGAACGGGTTATAGCCGCCGACGAACGTGAATACGTCCGAGATGCTGTTTACGCTGACAAACTCAGGCCCGTACGCTACGCACGCCTGCACTCGCTTATCCAAACGGTGCTCATGCCCGGTGATCAGGAGCCGGTGAAAGTTGAGCGCGTGCGTGCCGGGGTCGTAGCTCCGCGTATCGTCCAAAGAGCCGATGAGCACCGGGGTTGCGCCGTTGTAGATCTGGAACACGTCGCCAATCGCCGGGGTGTATCCGTCGAGCGCTTTTACCCCCGCCGTGCTGCGCGTGTTGCGTCGCCATTGGAGGCTGATCTCCTCAATAGCGATGTCCGACGTGCGGTCGGATCCGTTGATATACGCGGTGATCATCGGGCGAAGCGGTTATCCTGCAGCTTCAGTTGGCGGGTGAGATCGGCGAGCAACTCGCGCCCGTTGCTTGCGCCTGTCTGGATGGTTACCGGCCCGTTGAACACGAGCGAGCCCGCGTTGCCTGCTGCGGCGCCGCTGAAGTTGATTTGGCTGAGTCCGTCGTAGATGCCCCGAACGGCGTTCAGGATTTCACCCTGCCTGGTGAAGTACTGCGCAAAGCGGTCCCACTCGTCGCGGCGAAGGTTGGCGAGGTCGTTGAGGATCCCGCGAGAGGTAACCTCGATGCGCCCGATGTCCTGCTCCATGCGGCGACCTTGCAGGAATTGCAATCCCTCAAACACGGCAGAGACGGCTGAGCCGATAGCGCCAACCGCTCCGAGGGCGCCAGTAGCAGCAGTAGATCCGCTGCTTGATAGGTCCGAAGCCGTCTTGCTGGCGTCGCTGGCTGTCTTTGCTGCGCTGCCAGCACTGCCCGCAAGGCCAGGGAATATCTTCCCAAGTAGCTTTCCGAGCCCGCCAAGTTGATCGGTTACTTTCAGGATCTCCTTGCCTAATAACTTGAATCCCTCTTCAATGGCAAAGCGAACGATGGCCTTGGAGATGTCCTGGCCCAACGTCTTGAATACGTCCCCGACTTTACCGCCCTTGAAAATCAAGTCTGCGATTGAGCGCGATAGATCCGTCGTGATCGTAGAGATTTGGCGGCCCAGCGCGCCCATCGCGGTAACCTTCTGGCGAGAGGCGTCGACGGATTTTCCTGCTGCCTTAAGGCTTGCCTCCTCGTACGCCTTTTGTGCTCTAACAACATCGGCCTGAGTAGCAACCCCCTTGTCTCGCAGCTCCACGATTCGCTCAAGTGTCTTTCCTGCGAGTTCAGCTTCTCGGTTGAGGTTTACAGAAGACTGGCCCTTCAGTAAATCTCCGGTCTCCAGCACGGTACCCTTGCGCTGGTTGACCTCGATGGGCTGCACCTTGATCGGCACGCCGCCATTGATATCGGAGATCGCCTGGAGTGTGGTCACCCTGCCGATCAGGTCAATTACCGAGGCGCTTGCATTGCGAAAGCTCTTGGCGATGGATTCACCGACCGCGATGGCGCCGAGGTTGTCCAGTTTGAGCGCATCCAGGTCGCGCAGCGCGGCTATTGCCGATACCGTGGCTTCGGCGGCTTTCTTCCAGAACGAGGTCCAGCGGTCCTCGATCTCCTTATTCACGAGATTGGCGAAGTTGAACTGTTCAAGTTGCTTCAGCTCGACGCCCAGCAACTTCGCATCGCGCCGATACTGGTTGGTTGCGGCGTTCAGCGTCTTTAGGTCCGTCTCACCCCGTTTGTACGCCGCGCGCACCGTCTCCAGCGCATCGGAGAGTTCCTTGGAGGTGGTGGAAGCCGCAGGGTTATTGAGTAGGTCCAGCGCCTTCTGCAGGCTGCTGGCGGCCTCTTTGGTGACACCCGAAGCCTTGAATACGGAATCGGCAAACCGAGAAAGGGAATTGCTTGCATCGCCCGCCGCAATCTGGCTGGTTTCGTTGAGACGCTGATTGAGTTTTTGCAGGTTGGCGTCGGCGGTGGAGGTTTTGGTCGCGGCATTGTTCAGCGTGTCCAGCAGCACGAATGCAGCCGCGCCGCCGGCCGCCGCTCCACCGAGCGCCGTAAACGTGATGGGGAGCTTGGCCAGCGCCGCGTATGCCGCAAACGCGGCAATGCGCAGGTCCCCCAAGTACTTCACGAGCTGCAGGATGGGTCCGCTCACTACCGCCAGCCCAAGCAGGCCCAGCGTGGCGTTCTGGATGGGTCCGGGCAGCCTGGCGAACGCCTCGCCGGTTTCGCCTACCTTCTTGATGATGGGGTCGAGTGCATCGAGGATCTTGGTAGCGATCGGCACAATGGCCGTGCCGAGGGCGGCCAGTGAGCGTTCACCGCGGTCCTTGAGGTTCTCGAAAGAGTTGGCAAGCCCGCCCGTGACGGGTGGCAGTTTCTCGAACTGCTGGATGATCTTTTCGATTACCTGATCGGTCGTCAGGCCGAGCTTCTGAATGGCCTCGCTGTCGGCGGTGCCAAACGCGCCCTGTAGAGCAACGCGGATCTGCGGAAGGCGCTCGGCAAGCTGGTTGATTTCTTCAGCGCTTACCTTGCCCTTCGATTGGATCTGGGACAGCGCCAGAATCACGCCGTCTAGTTCAGCGCGGCCCTTGCCGACGGTGGCCAAAGCGTTGCCGAACGCAGCCAGCGCGCGCTCTGCTTTGTTGGCCGAGAAGCCCGCCGCCTGCAGGTTGATGGAGCCCTGGACGGCCTCACGGAATCCGAGGCCGGGGAGTTCGGCAACCTTTTTTAGCCGGTCGAGTTGCGCCGTGAGCGGCCCGGCTTCTTTCGTCACGGCAGCCAGCCCTCGCTCGAGTTGCTGGAACTGCGCCGCCGACCGCAGCGATAGCGCTGCCAGCCCGCCAAGGGGCACGGTAAGCCCGCGGGTGAGCGCGCCGCCCGCCGCATCGAGTTTCTCGGTGAGGCTGAGGGTAGCGCGCTGTGCCGCGGCGATACCGCGCGTGAGGCCATCGGCATCTGCCGAGATCTTGACGATGAGTTGAGCGATGGACGCCATCAGGGCTTTTTGAAGATCACGGGCTGTTTATTGGCCACGAGCATTTGCTGATTTACGAACTCGGCGAAGTTCTTAGGCTTTGCCTGTTCCTTTAGCGATTCATCGCCCGTTATGGCGTACAGCAGTGTGCGGAACCGCCGCTGGTCTTGCTGGTAGCGGTGGACCATGGCGAGCACGAGTGCAAGCGGCGCTTCCCGGTATTCCTCCGCGCTCATGCGTAGGTCAAACCGACAAAACGCCTCCAGCGCTAGCTCGCTGTCGAAGGGTTTTCCGGCATCACCTCTTCATCCTCAAACGAGAGAACGCGGGCGGCCGTCTCCAGCACGTACTTGAAGTTGCTGCGATCGACATGCTGCAGGACGAATCCCGCAGTGATGGCTTTGTCGTTGGGCTTTGCCATCTCGGCAATCACGTCGGCAATGCGCTCCGGCTCGATATCATGCAGCGGGCTTTCACCCTTCAGCAGGTTCTTTCCGGTAATCCGCTTGATTGCGCCGAGAACAGGGAGGGTCGCGGAGAGCGCGAATGTGCGCCCTCCGAGGGTCATTTCAACGGTAGCGTTCGGGGTATTGGTCATAAAGCGATTACGGGGTTACGACGGGAGCGCCGGCGCACACGTATTTGAACGTGATCTTATTGATGGCGTCCTTTTCCCAGCCGAACTGGGGCGCATCGAAGTATCCGCCCGTGTACGCCACCTCTGCCGCGCCGGTATCGGAGCAGATCACCTTGATATTGCTGGTGCTGTTAGAGGTTTGCGCAGCGGTCAGCAGTGCCTGATGCACCGTGTCCGAGGGGTCCCATGCGACTTCAATAGAAAGCTCGCCGTATTCGGGGATTCCGCCCTTGAACTTCTTGCCGGTATCGGACAGCGCCGTGTATTCAATCTTGGTCTTTTGCGCGCCGCTGCCCTGGATGCTCAGAACGCCAGGCACGTTGGTGTAGGTGCTGGAGATGTCGAGCTTTAGTTGCGTTCCCGCAGTAGTAGATGCATCGTAAGGCATCGTGTTGCTCCTGTTTCTGGTGGAATCAGGGGCTACACTGGAAAAGCGCAGCCCTCGTGTTGCGTGTCAGGCGGGGCGCGCGTCCAGTCGCCAAACTTCCGCGCGCTCTGCCGTCAAATCATTGAGATTCTGAATTCGTTCCGATAGGTCGAGATGCCCTCGGCCATGCTCTCGGCCTGGAAAGCCGAATCGAGCAGCTCTACGTTTTCAATCCTGTATCCGCCACTGGCCTGCTTGATGCCCGCGAACATCCTGGTTATCACCGCTTCCGAAAGCGCATCGGCGCTATCAGGCGTGGCCGCCATGCAAAACACCACGTAATCAGCGATGGCCATCAGGTCGGCTTTGTTCAGCGTGCGCTCGGTGCGCATCGCGGTTCGCCAGTAGACAAGCGTCGCGCCGGTTTCCGTGTCCGGCAGATCCTCGGGGGGCAGTCCGTGATAGAGCCGGGTGCCGACGAGCCCCGTAATGGTGGTATCGGCGTTCAGCCATGCGTAGACGGCGGTGTTGAGGCTCAAGCGGCCACTCCCGCGGCCCGCAGCAGCACGGCGCGCACGCCTTCCACGGTCACATCAAGGGCGCGCTGGCCCTTGGCCGCAATGGCGCGCGAGAAGTATGGATTTGCCTTCATGCCTGCCACCTTGCGGGCGAATACCGGGCCAGTAATGCCAAGGAAGGCCAGCCGCTTCTTTGTCTTCGGTCGGCGCTCCTTCGTGCCGAACTCGACGAGATGCCCATGGCGCGCAGTCACACGGCCCGAGAACACATTCACGCGCGCCCAGCCTGCCGGAGTCCCATTGCGCCCGCCGCTCTTGAGAGAGGCAAACGAGATGATCGCCTTGCGCAGCGTCCCAGACTTCACCGGGGCCTGCTGGCGGGCTTCGTCGCGAATCACGCCAGCACCCTTGCGGAATGCAGCGTTCGCCTCTGCGGTTCGTAGGCCGAGCAGCATGTTACCCAACGCGGCCCTTAGTTCGGCACCGCCGATGACTTTAATGGACGCCGCCATTACGATCCCTGCCGTTGCCCTCGCTTGCACGCCAGCGTCAGCCATTCCGAGTTAGCCGGGGCCTTGCCGTCGCTCGTTTCAATCGCGGCTATGTCCCACTTGCGGCCGTCAGCGTGCGTCACGCGCATCTTTTCGGTGAGCGCCAGATGCCCGTGCATTTCGATCAGATCGTCATACTCAACGGAAATCATGGGCTGCCGGTAACTCTCGCCGCCGCTCTTCGGCGTGATGCTGGCGTACTTCGTTGCGAAGCTTGCCCATGAGGTCGAAACAGAGCCGATAGCGCTTCTGGTTTCCGTGGGCTGCTCGATGGTGACCACGTGGGTTAATGTGCCGGCTGGTTTCATCAGAAATACACTGGCCTTTCGATGGCCCCAAGTAAACTCTGTACACCCATCATCAGCGGCGCGCTGACGGACGATGCCGTATTGCCTACTGTCACGGCCTCGCGGTTCTTGTACCAGTGGCCGATCAGCAATAGAATTGCGTGCTTGATATTCATCGGCACCGCCGCGGCGTCAGCGTAGCCCGCCGTGAATTGCACCTCGATAGGATTGGCGCGCCGGAGATCAGCCGAAGGCCATGACTTATCCCAGGCCAACGCCACAACACCCGGCATGGCTTTCGTGTCCACCTCGTACTCCGTGCTGGCCCAAGTTGTTCCTGTTCCAGTGCGGTCGGTATAGTTGATTTCTTCAACCGAAACAAGCGGAGCCTTGGGAATTATGAGCTTTCCGTCGCATGGCCATTCCGCAAACCATGCGCTCCATTCCGACTCGACGAGAGCGAGCCCAGTCATACTCTCGACATGCGCCGTGGCCGCCGTGACCAGGCCGTCGATGTACGTGTCTTCGGCCGTATGATCCACTTTGCAGTGGGCTTTCGCCTCAGTGCGCGAGATCGGGTAAGCGCTCGCGGCGACACGTAACTGCAGGTCGGGCATAGACATCAAAACTCATCCCACACGATGCGAATGCGAACGTCTCCGCTGAAGCTTCCGCCCGATGGGCTGGTCACCTTCACAGTGAAGTTCTTGGAGGTCGTGTTTTCGGCCGGCAGCATCACCTCGCGGTCAAACTCGCGGGCTGATTCGGCGCCGCCGAACGCCGGGAACTTATCCACCAATGTGCCGCTACCCACATCGCTGGCACGGTATGCTTTGGCCGTTGGCGTGTCGAAAGATGCGTCGGTCTTGCCTGGCGTGATGCTGGTAGCCGTGGCGGCCGTGCCATCGCGGCGAATCTCCACCATCACGTCAGTGGCAGGAGATACCTGCACCTTGCGCAGTGAGATTTGCCGCGCGGTGCCAGTGGCCGGTTGCTGAATGGTGACCGATTCCGTGCTGCTGGAGACGGTCGTCTCCTGGATCACGACACCTACTGTTTTTCTGGTCATCGGCGCGGCCCTTTCGGTTGCTGTGGCTGCATGGGCTTGGTGATTACCTCGCCGCGGGCTGGAGCCTCCCGCTCCATCGGCTCGGCAACCTTCAGGTCGATAAATCGGCGGGCCTCTGGAGGAGGGAAGCCCGCCGTATCGCCTGCTTGGTAGGGAGGGACTTTTTGCGTGAAGCGTACCAGCAGGTTTTCCATATTGGTTAGGCCGTCTGCAATCCGCCGAACGTGGCCACGCCAGCGCCGACAACTGCCGTGTCGGTGTTGGCTCGGTTGAGGTCCGGGGTCACTTGGCAGCGCACGTAGCGGCGCGCCCGTGTGAGGTCGAAGCCCATGCGGGCTACGCCAGTTTCCGTGGTTCCGCCGCTGCCCCCGGTCAGGGTCAAAAGCGTTGCAGAGTCGTTGATATCGGCCCACGCGCTGTTGTCGGCCGAGTCCTGCAGGTTGCCGATGACGGTGAGCGTCTGGGTGGCGCCCAGTACCGCGCGGCAAGGAATCGAAAACAGCACAGACTGAGCCTTGACGCCCAGTGCCGTGGTATCGATCGAAGCGCCGTCGATTTCGGTTGCATCGCCAGTGCCGCCGGCCGTTACTGCCGTGGAAGTGAGGGCGAACTTCGCAGTCGTCTCGCCCTTGAGGTCTTTTCCGAGTGAACTCATGGTGTCTGGTTCTCCTTTTTCAGTTGTCGTTAGGGCTGCGGGATTAGGGAATCCAGCGCACCGTAGAAATCACCGCGACGGCGTTGGTCTGACGAACGCCGAAATCATGCTGGGCGATCACGCGGATGACCGTCTGATCCTGACTGAACGCCGCAACGAGTGCGGACCCATCGTGGTAGGCGGCGGTATCCGAAACGTCGATGATGAAGCCGGGAACCTCGCCGATCACGCACTGGCCGAAATCAACGAAGTAGACCTCGCTGTCCGTGCCCGCGCCAAGGTTCGTGGGAATCTGCGTGGTCATCTGGAAGGGGTACCCGCGCAGTAAGCCATGGTCCATCTCGGGGAACACCTTCACGCCGTCGCCGCCCGTGCCGGTGCGCAGGTTGGAGAGGTAGGTATAGGTGCGCGGCGCCATCAGCCAGCCCGGCTGGATCATCGGCACGTTTCCGTCGAGCAATACCTGGATAGCGCGGCCCAGTTCGTTGTTGACCGTCGCGATGGTGACCGTGGTATTCGCGGCGATCACGTTGGCCGTAGCGGCCCAGTAGCGGAGCCCCTTCGGCGCGTTGCCGATGCCCTGATCACGGATAAAAGCGGCATCCTCAGCCTGGGCCATGGCGGCGACGAGATCCTGCCGCACAACCTGGTCAGCTGCGGGCGAGGAGAAGCGAATCAGATCGTTCGAGATCGGCACCAACGCGGCCAGCTTGCGAGCCGTCAGGCGCAATTGCCCAAACGTCGGCTCCGTCTTGGTAATGTTGCTGTTCTCGCCGATGTAGGCGGCGCTGGAACCCGCTGCAACCTTGGGCCAGATCATGTTTCCGCCCGGCATCGGGACCGCAACGGCGCCCATGCTGCGGACTTTGGCCATCGGGCGCAAAAGCTCGATCACCTCATTGGAGAAGTTGTCCGGGACCATGAAGCCGCCCGCGCTACCCGTGCCGGCCGCCAGCGCCTTGGCCACCTGCTCATCGCCAAACACCTTGCGGCAATGCTCAGCCGCGAAGCCGGGGACACCCCTGGTGGCTGCCAGTGAGCGGATAATGCGCGCAACGGCATCGCCCTTTTCGCGCTTCTCGGACTGGTCCTTGACCAATTCCACGCGCGGCTGGGTCGGCTCCGGGTTTACGGGAGTCGCATACTGCGCCTTCATGCGCGCGACACTTTCCGCGCGGGTGATCTGGTCATCGTAGCCACGAATCTCGGCTTCGAAGCCCTCGAACTGCTGCTTTTCGTCGGCTGTCAAGGGGCGATCGGTGTTGCCGAGCGCCTCCATGGACCGAAATACCTGCCCCCGCTTCGCACGAAGGCTTTCAATCGTCTGAGTGGTCATTTAGACCTCCTTGTATTCCGCCTTCTGGCGGGGTCTAGCGGCGTAGCGCATCAATGCGAGCGCGGCGCTGCTGAATCTCTGCGGCCTCGGCCGCGATTTGGATGTTTGGCGCTGTAGTGCCATAAATTGGCTCGATTTTGCCGCCGCCGTCAAGAATCACTACGCGCACGTGGGGAAGATACTCGCGGAACCTCTCGCTGAGAGACTTGATCTCTTCAGGCCTCAGGTGGCGGTCGTAGGTCACGGCGTACGCGTCGGGCGCAAGTTGAATCGGGGCACCGCCGTCCAATCCGCGCGCCTCTAGGAGCGCTTCGGCGTTGGCTGGCACCGTGACAGCCGAAAATTCGAGCAATTCCTGCTTCACAAAGTCGATGCCGTACTGCCGATCAGGCCCCTCTGCCCATTTCCACTCGCGCGGGATGAAGCCAACCGATACGGCGCTCATGAAGCCGCTTTTGTAGGCTTGGTAGACCTTCTCGGCCATCGGATTCACGGCCTCGGGCGCGAACTCTACGCGGGCTTTGGCCTTATTTCCCTCCACCCAGAGGCTCACCGCACGGCCAACAGGCAACTGGCGGTAATCGTGCCCCCAGAGCACCACGGGATTCTTGAGATATGGGCCGAAATCCCACCCGTCTTGGTGGATCCGGTCGCCCTGCCGGTCAATGGAGTCAGTCGAGATGGTGAAAACCAGTTCCCGCGTGTCGCCTTCGGCCTTTTGTACGTCCTCAATGCCCAGCATGTGCCGGACAGGGGCGGATCGCTCCGGTTTGTCGCCGGATTTGGCGATATCGGCCCATTCGTTGGCCGTCAGGATGCCGTTTTGGCGTGAATATCGGTCAGATTTGCCCATTCGGGGCCTCCGGTGTATTCAAAATTTGCGTGAGGCTGCGCATGTTGCCATTCACGACGTATGCTTCGCCCTCGGGGCCTTGGATCGGATCCATGTTTTCCAGTCGGCGCCACTCGTTGGCGTTGATGATGCCGTTCTGCCTGCGAATTGCGAGCGCTTCCGCCCGCGATTTCTGGTCGCCGCGCAGTAGGCCATCGACCTCAAACTCGGCGTACAGCGTTGCGCGCTCTTCCTGCAGCAGGAAGGACTGCGAAATGGACTGTTCCCAGCGCACCAGGTGCGAGCGAAGCGTGTACGTCACGAATCCGATGGAAAGCTGTTCAATGCCGGTGCCCCATGACGTCGTTTTCTCGTTGTCGCCCACCATGTGAGGCGGAACGCCGTAAATCTGGTAGATCTGGTGGTTTTCAAAGGCGCGCAACTGGAGATACTGCGCATCCTCGTTGGTCATGCCGATGGGGTGCCACTTCATGCCCGGCTCGAAGATGGCCACCTTGCTCGAATTTCGCACCCCGCCGTATGCCGCTTCCCACTGTTCCCGGATGCGCGTCAGCATCTCGGGCTTGGGTGCCGCGGGCAACTCCAGGGCACCGCGCGGCTGGGCTCCGTTTGAGAACAGCCTGGCACCGTGCTCCTGCGCTGTGAGCGCCAGCGCTACGCTTTCCCGCGCCCATCCGATGGGAGACATGCCGCAGTAGCCATCGCTCGACATGCCGCGCAAGTGGAAAATCTCCAACCGCGAGAACGTGCCAGAAAAAGCCGTGTACGGGTTGGGGTCTACGCGATAGTACGGCTCGCCATCCTTGCCCTTCAGGATCGTCACGTAGTCCGGGTGCAATGGAATAATCGAAACCACCTCGCCGAACCCATTACGAACGATGTAGCTGTAGGCGTTGCCCCGCAGAAGCACGTGCCCCTGCATCATTTCGCGCCATTCCAGGCTGGTCTGCCAAGGATTAGGCGCATCGTGCAGTAGGGAGTACAGCCGGTGAGAGGATGCGCGGCGGCGCCGATCCTCCATGCGCTCAAATAGGAATAGCGGCAGACTTGCGATCGTCTCGGAAAGCAGGCGCACGCAAGCGTACACTGCCGTGCTCTGCATGGCCGTGTCAGGCCCCACGCGGCGCCCGGAGGCCGTCTGGCCGCCCGCCAGCGCATCGATAAGCCACGTGGAGGGCTTGCTCACGCCAGAGATGTCTGCGGCCGTAGACGTGGCCCGTTGGACAGCGTAGATGTCCACGCCGGAGCGCGCCGTCAGTGCTGCGAGTGATTCGATCATCCGAGGAATTGAAGTCCTTGCGTGAGGAATACGGATTCGCGATCCGTGGCAAGTGTGGCCCGCGCCAGAGCGTTAATAGCGGCCGCGATCAGGTCAATGCGCGACGAACTCTTCTCCCGCTCCGGCTTCACGGGCTTGACGAGGTCATTGCCATCCGACTTAAGGGACAAGCATGACGCGTGGTGCGCCAAGAGCGGGTGTCCGCCATGGCCAAGCGTGCCGGTGGCCACCAACTTCAGCAGTTTCTTGGTGGCCTCGCTCAAACCGGTGAACATCTGCGGTATCTCGGCGCACGGGATGCCATCCTCCATCAACTGAACGGACATCTCACGCGAGTTGTAGCGGTCAAAGCAAACCTCTTGGACATCGAACATCTGGCAGGCCCAAAGGATGCGATCCTTGACCGCGCGGGGATCAATCACCGAGCCGGGTGTAGTCTCAAGCCACCCCTCTTCGGCCCATCTCCGATACGGCATACCGTCCCTCAGTTCGGCCTTGCGGATGCCATCCTCTGGCATCCAGCCGAATGGCAGCACGTCATACCCGCCCTCGTCGGTCGGGAATACCACGGCCATGCCTGAAAGGTCCGTGGTCATGGAGAGGTCGACGCCAACCCACGCGCGGCGATCCACAAAGCGCTTCAATAGCTCATGCGGGATCGGCCAACCGGCCGCCATCCAATCACGCTTGCATGCGTGCCACTGGCGCATGTCGATCGCGCGATTGTCCTTTTCGCCCCAAAGATTCAAATAATAACGCTTGAAGGCAATGATCTGATCCGGGTTGGACTGGCACGAAACGTAGTGCTCGCGGATTTTCTTGAGGTCGAGAAAGCCGCCGTTTTCCTTCAGCGAGGGGTTGGCCTTGATCCAGGTCTTTTCGTCTTCCCAATCGTCTTCCGGGTCCGCGCCGTAGATTTTGCCGAAGAACGTTGGGTCGTGCGCCACGCCCTGCTCGATCTTGCGGGTCTTCTCGTGCAACTGCCACGCCAGCGGCGATTCTGACTGCACGCCGGCCGTTGTGATGGCGATGGTAAGCGTCTGCTTGCGGGCGATGCCGCCCAGTCGCAACACGTCCCAGTTCTCGACGGCTTTGCGTGTCTTCCAGCGGTGCAGTTCGTCCGCGATTACCACGGACGGGTTGATACCGTCGCTGAAGTCACCATCCGCGGCGATGGCAGCATAGAACGAATCAGGGTCAGAGCGCTTGACGATGCGGTTCGTCCCGCGCATCACGCGCAACACCGAAGACAGGTAGGGTGATTGCTCCACCATCTTCGCTGCCGCGCGGTAAACGTTCATCGCCTGCCGGGTGGCGGCGGCGGCGCCGTAGATCTGGCACCCCGGATTGGGATCCAGCACCAGGCACATGAGAACGATTCCGGCTACCATTTCGGTTTTTCCAGACTTTTTGGGAACCTCGAAATATGCGAGGTTGATTTCCCGGTTGCCGTCGTGGTCAATGCGGCCGAACGTCTGCCCGAGGCAGTCTTCCTGCCATGGCGCCAGGATGAAAGGCTTGCCCCAGTATTCATCCGCTGTATGCTTTAGCAGCTTCTCGAAGAAGTTGCAGGCAATGTCGGCGTGTTGCTGTGAGAACGGCACATTTACTGAACGACAGGCTTGCGCGGCTCGCGCGGTGCCGACAGCAATTCCATCAGGTTCTCGGTTTTCTTGTGCTCGGGCTTGTCTACGGCGAGTCGCACTCGGCTGGAAGGGCCGGCGAGTCCGAACTCAGACATGAACGCCTTGGCATCGCGCCAGGCTTGACTGCTGATGCCCACGGCGGGATGTGTTTTGACTTTCAGCACGATCTGCTCGCCGGATTCTTTGTCGATCATGGACTCTTCGACGATCAGCCCGTCACGGTCCAGGATGGCGTCCGCCTCGACGGCCCGTGCGTAGTGGCGACAGGCACCCTCTAGGGACGCGGCGTCGGGGCGGCGGTCCAAGTTCATGTGCGCCAGTTCGTCCGCCCAGAAGTTCCACATGTCGCGCGCCAGCCCCTTCAGATGCTTTGGGCACTCGGGCAGGCCGCGCTTGGCGTCAGGCTCCCGGTTCTGCGCGTCGATGAGCTTATGCTTGCCGCGCTTGCGCGGGTCGCCCTCGGCGATCTGGCGGGCGGCGGGCTTGGGCTTGCGTCCAGCCATCAGGCGATCCTCTCCTTATCCACGCTCACCAGCCGCTTGTGGCCACGCGGACAACTGACAACTTCGTGCGCCTTGCCCTGCTTCTGCCCGAACACGGGCGAGTTCAGCACGTAAGTGGTACGCTTGCCCTTTTCGGTAGCCGTGGTCAAATGGCCGCACTTCTCAAGATTCTTGATGCTCAGGCGAACCTGCTTCTCCGACACGTGGATCAATTCCGCGATGAGCCGAACGCCTACGCGGTGAGTCTTGCCCTGAAAGGTCCCGCGCGCCAGCATCCAGTAAACGCGAACGTCGTGAGCGCTCAGCCCTGGGTCGAATCCGACCTCATCCGGTACCCTTCCGTATCGTGGTTTTGCCATTTAGGGCGCGGTACGTGTTACCGCAGTTTGGGCCAAAAGTGCGGCATCCCTTACCGCACGTCTAATACTATGAATACTTCTGGCGTTTGCCCTGTACGTCGGCAGCGGCCTGCGAAACCATATCCCGGTACCGCTGCTCGCGCAATTTGTCGGCCTCGCACTTTGGGCACCGCTTACCCGTAAAGGCGACGCCGTGCTCGCGGCAGGCTTGCCGGGTGCCTCGACTATCGATTAGCAGAAAATTCGGTTTCATATCGCGGATTTACGTAATTGGG